ATGAAATTGAAAAGACTAATTGGAGAACAAATGAAAACTTATAATTTAGATGAATACAATACATCAAAATTAAATTATAAAACAGAAGAAAAATGCGAAAATCTATATCAACCAGATAAGAAAGGAATAATAAGAAAAATACATTCAGTTTTAACATATCAAATGGAAAATAAACAAATTGGATGCATAAATAGAGATAAAAATGCAGTGTATAATATGGAAAAAATAGTAAATTATTATTTACTTTATAAAAAACGTCCAGAAAGATACTGCAGAACAATAAAAGGTATTAACCCATTAGAACAGGACGCCAATAAAGTTCAGGGTCAAGTTATACCATGCCTTCCTTAGGTGCAATTATATCTAATTTATAAAAAAACTGTCCCATTTTTTATAAATTAGGTGTAATAGGCTATGTTTTACATGCTTTAGATATATTACATTTAACAAAAAATATGCCTCATATTACACGTGGTTCATGTGGTTCATCATTAGTATGCTATTTACTTGGAATTAGTCACGTTGATCCTGTAAAATATAATATTAAGTTTTCCCGATTTTTAAACATTTATCGCCATACATTACCAGATATTGATTATGATTTTCCATATAATATGCGCGACGAAGTATTTCTAAAATTACATATGAAATGGCCTGGTAAAATAGCACGTATTAGTAATCATGTTTATTATCATGAAAAATCAGCAAAACGAGAAGCACTTCGTAACATTGGAATGAAAGGATTTATATCAAAATATGAAATTAATGATGTTATTCAAAATTTACCTTATTCTAAAAAAATGGAATTAAATCGACAAATTAAACAACTAGATGGCACATTTCGATGTTATTCTTTACATTGTGGTGGAATAGTGTATTATCCAGAGGGAGTTCCAGAAGAATTAAAATTATCTAATGTTCAAAATAAGCAAGAAGTACCTAAACAAGAACAAAATGTATCACAAATTGTGTTAAATAAAATGGATATTTCGAAAAATAAGCAGTTTAAAATTGACATTTTAGCAAGTCGCGCATTATCCCAATTATATGAAACATTAAATACGTTTCAAATTGATTTTGAAAAACATTATGAAGATCCTAAAACAAAGCAACTTTTATCTTCTGGAAATAATATTGGATTAACTTTTGCGGAGTCCCCCTTGATACGTAAAGCTTTTATGAAGATCGCGCCAAAAACTGTGGAAGAAATCGCTATTTGTCTAGCGATTATTCGACCAGCAGCAAAAGACGCACGTAAATACACTACAGTGAAAGAATTAGAAGATCAATTTGTATTTGATGATGACGCAATTGATATTATTCAAAAATCGCTTCAATGTACAGAAGATAAAGCAGATCAGTATCGTCGTGGATTTTCAAATAATGATCCCCAATTAATTGGGGAAGCAACGATTGAACTTAATTACCAAAATGAGAAAACAGCGAAAGATATATTAAAAAAATTAAAGAATTTAAGGAAATATAGTTTCTGTAAATCCCATGCTTATTCGTATGCACAATTAGTTTGGCAACTTGCCTATGTGAAAGCACATTATCCGAAACGTTTCTGGAAAGCAACATTAAATCATTGTCAAAGTTCCTATAAAAAATGGGTACATATGTATGAAGCGCGATGTGTAGGTATTCTTTATCAAGATATATTACATAATAAAGAAGACCTTTCTGTATATGTTAAAAATCGACAAAAAAAGTTTTATACAATGAGTCCCCTTGAACAATTGCGTCATTATGGATATTGGGATATGAAAACGGATAATTTCTTTGAACATTGTTATTTGGAGAAAAAAGAAAACAAAGAAGAAACCACCTATAACATACGTGGTATAATAGCTTCTTCGCGTTTATTATCTAAAGGAAAGAAAAAATCATTAGTTCTATTTGTAGGTTATGCTAAGCAAAAATATTGTGAAATATTGGTTCCACATAGTCAATATTTTAATGGACAAAAAGTAGGTATTCAATGTTTATGTATATTAAAAGATAAAAAGGAATGGAGTTTTGAAGCAATTCAACATAATTATTTTTAGAAAATACTAATTCTAAAACGAAACTTTGATATTTTAATGTATATATATAAAAAAATGATTAATTATTATTAATAACATTAATCAAAACATTATTTAACATATAATTTAACACATTAATAACAAAATGAATAATAGAATAGTATATAGATTAATATATAATAATATTCAAATATTTTTTGAATATAACGAATATGTAAAAACAATTGAAATTGAAAATAATATTAGAAAAGAATATTCATGGAAAAATTTTGAAATTGAAGAAAAAGATTTATTTGATTTAATTTGTAATATATCAGATGTTGAAAATAATGATAATTTACATTTTGAAGATTCTGTAAAACGAACAGAAGAAATAATAAATGATATAAAAATAATTACTTTACAATTATCATAAGGTTTTATGAAATTTAGTAGATATTTATAAAAATTTATAATTATTATTTTATATAATTATTATTTTATATAATTATTATTTATAAAAAAAATAATAATTATATAAAATAGTAAATGTTTCAATTAATTGTGGCTTTTTGTAAAAATAAAGGAATTGGATATAAAAATAAACTACCATGGTATATAAAAAAAGATTTATTAAAATTTAAAAATTTAACAATTGGTAATGGTAATAATGCTATTATAATGGGTAAAAATACATTTAAAAGCATCGGATTTTTAAAAAATAGACATAATTTTATATTATCATCATCATTAAAATTAAATGAAATTAATAATAATTATCATTTGAGAACTTTTTCAGAATTATTAGTATTATTAGAATTTTTACAAACACAAAAATATGATAAAGTATGGATTATTGGAGGACAACAAATATATGATTTATTTATAAACAAAAATTTAATTTCAGAAATATACGTAACATTTATTGATGACATATATACATGTGATACTTTTATGCCACATATACCATCAGAATATATATTATATCATCAAGTAGAATTATTAGATAAAAATGAACATAATAATCCAATATATAATTTATTATACAAAAAAGTTAATATAAAAGATATAATGTATTATAAAAAGAAAGAAAAATGTCAAATATTAAAAATACATTATGATGACGCACCTAATTTATATTATACAATTAAAACAAAAGATGGTAAAGAAATACAAACTAATATTGAAAAATTAAGTTATTTATCATAAAATAATGAAAATAACAAATTAATTTAATTATATTATTATATAATTAACTTTTCTATTGGATTTGTAATAAACAGAACCAACTTCTTCTCCTTTTTTTAAATTTTCAATCAATGTATAAACTACTTTTACATTTTTTAAGTTACGATATTTGGTATTTTCTTTACATAAAGAAGCTGCAGTATAAATAATTTCAGAACTAGGATTTTTACATTCAATTACAACATGTCCAGATGGATAAGAATTAAGATGTAACCATGTAAATTTATCATGAGATTTATCAATTAAACCCCAATTTTCAGGTGCATTTTTTCCAATTTTAATTACAATATCTTGAAATAGTTCAACTATCATATTATATAATTAATTATATAATTAATATTTATTTAAATTTTAGAATCATAAATAGTGTAAATTTTTTAATCATTTTTATTATTTTTTCTTATAATATAAAAATTATTGAATTATTATCTATATATAATGTATATAAATGGATAAAGTTACCATTATTAATGAGCCTATTCAGTTTCCCTTTTACCAAGTTAAATCACGTAGTGTATTATATATTGATCAAGTAATTATTCCTGAAATTTTTTATCATACAACTGTAAATAGACAAACAAAGCAATTAGAACAATTAATTTCAAATTATCCTCAATTAGCAAAGCAAGTATATAGTTTTTATATTTTAAATTTAAATCAAACCTATGTATATACTAAAGAAGGAAAAACTTCAGGTACTAGCAAAGTTCCTTGGAAACTAAATAATGGACTTCAATTATATTTATCATCAAATGAACAAGTAAATTTTTATTTATATGTGACAAGAATGCCATGGAATAATAGTAATTTTGGATATTTATATAATACCATTAGAACTTTTTTAAGTCAAGTAGCATATAAACGCAATTTAATTTATCAATTAGGATTTAATTATTATTATCAAAATAAATATTTACAATCTTTGAGAAAATATGTAAACTAATTATAGATTACATTTCTATATAATATATATTATTAAATACTTTTTTTTCAAAATTAATTTTTAATTTATCTATTTTATCCATTTGTTTTTGTACATTATACCAATAATGTTTAATTTCATTTGTTATATTTTTTTTTTTTTTTTGAATTAATTTATCTGTATTTGAATGTCCTATTTCAAAAGCACCTATTTCTTTTTTAACAAATAATTGATTAATAATTATTTTATTTTTAATAATATTATCAAATAAAAAATAATTATTTGTATATTTATTTGATATATTAATTGGAAAATTTTTTAATATAAGCATTGTTTTTTTATCTATTGATAAATTTCCTAAAGATGAATATTTTTCTTGATCTAAACTTAATTTTTTTGTTATACTTAATAATCCATCAATTGTTTTATAAAAATCTATATCAACAATTTGTATAGGATCAATAAAAATAAATGATATATTTTGTGTATTTTTATTTTTTTCAATATTATATATATAATAATTATAACCATAGTTAAACTTTGTAAATATAGAATAATCTGATTTAACAAATATAATTAAATCTTTTTTTATATTACGTATAATTTTGTCATATTTATTAATATCATTTTTTTCTACAATTGGAATAATAAATATACGTTTATTTTTATTATATTGATTTTCTTGAACTATTGAATATTGAATTTCTTCATTTTTATAATTTTTTATATTTTTACCAATTTTATCATTATTATATGTAATAAATTTTTTATCTTTATTATAAATTAATGCATAACAATTTTTATCTATATTAAGATATGGTATATTAAAATAATAACGTGTTTCAATTACAGCTTTCTTAACTCCTGACCAATATAAATAATCATCTCCTATAATAATTGTTTCTGGAAATGATTTTATAATTATTTTTAAATCATTTATTACTTCTTCATATGAATGACCCATATCTAAGTATATTAAATCAGGTTTAATACCTATTTTTGATAAATATACTGCAGCATCTCTTCCGTCCATTTTAATCGGAATTATTTTATCTTTATACTTCCAAACATTATCTATATATCTTTTATATAAATCATCATTTTTAATTATAGTGCCAATACTTGTGTTCCCTTTCCACCAATCTACACATATTATTGTTGAATCAGATGTTGTATTTTCAGCAATAAAATTAGTTGACATACCTAACCATACACCAAATTCTATAATAGTTGATTTTTTTGAACATTTATTTATTAAATATTTTTTTAATAATACTTGGTTATTAGGAGTAAACCATCCCATTTTAATTTTGTTATCAAATGGAATAAGTGGTTTTATTTTTGGAAAAGGATATTTTTTTTTAAGAACATCTAATAAATCTGTCATCCTATATATAAATAATATATAAATAATATGTATTATAAATAATATGTATTATAAATAATAAAAATATTATATACTATACTAATATGTTTTTATATTTAATGTGAAAAGATATATAACATATAAAAAATGATAAATTTAAATTAAAGATTAATAAAATAACTAAAAATAAAATTAAAAACTTTAAATAATAATTCAGTATAATGATGTTATTTAAAGTATTATTAATCTTTAATTTATTAATATATGGTTATTGTTTTAATGAAATTATTGTCATTTTAGGAAATAATAATCCTAATATACTTCAACAAAGAATTAATATTGCATCAGAATATTTAAAAGAATTAAAAATAACAAAAACAACAATATATTTATCAGGTGGAATTAAAAAATATTCTGCTAATCAAATAACAGAATCATCTTTAATGTATGATGAATTAAATAAAAATGTATATAATTTTAAAGATATTCAAGTAATTATGGATGAAAAATCAACAAATACTGCCGAAAATTTTGTATATTTAAAAAAATGGATAAATAAAAATTATCTATTTAAGGAATTTAATTATGTAATAATTACATCGGATTATCATGAAAAACGTGTAATAAAGTTATTTAATGGAATATTTCAAAATATACAACCAAAATTTATTTTAAGTAATAGTAATTGCATAGATTGTTGGAAAGATGAAATTATTCATATAAAAAATGTTGAAAATGATATTGAAAAAGCACGACTTTTATTAGATTAAATATTATTAAATAATGTAATATTAATAATAAACACATTTTTACAAATTTATAAATTTACATTTTGTATATTAATCCGATTCATTCCAATTAATAGTAGCATATATATCAGTGGAACCAGATAAACTTTGAGTAGTAATTAATAAAACATCACTTATGTTATTTTCAATATTTGTGGTAATTTGAATTAAATTAGAAAATATATTTTCTAAAGTTTGTAATACTACTTGACTATTTCCATTAATATATCCACTATTTACTATTATATTATAATCTGTAAAACTAATACCAGATCCATCAGAATATTGTGCTATACTATTATTACCTACATTAACCCAAGATGCACCATTTATAGTATTTGGAGCTAAAAATAATCGAACACGAAAGAAAAAATCAGGTTTTGAAGGACCAAATACCGATATTATAGAAGGTATTATATTTTGATGGTTATATTTATTAGATGTGCCAGATGCAGCACTCATATTTCCACGTAAAGCTAAAATAGGTGTTTCAGTATCAGAAATAGTAATCGGACTGTCAGTAGATATACTAAATGGTCGTCCAATTGGGTTATAACCTCCTTCCGATATTACAGAACTACAAATTTGAGTTAAATAAGCACTTCCACTAACGTCATTATTATTTAATTCATATCGAATTGGTAAATTAGGTGTTAACATATAGGGTCCTGATAATGTATTTAAGTTAATAAACTGATGACAATAATAAATTTTTCCAAAAATATAAAATCCAAACCGAACACGTCCTACACTTAACCATTCAAAATCAATAACAAAAAGTTGATTTTTCGTAAAATTTAAATTAAATCCACTACTACCATTACCATTTAAAGAATCAATATTCCAATTAGTTTGACTGATAATAAATACATCATCACCTAAATTTCTTAATACTACATACATTCCATTTTCATTTTTTTCAAAAAATAAACCATTATTATTATCAAAATAACCTATTCGTGAAGAATAATTAGTAGATGTCCCAGTTGCCCCAATAATACCGGAACCTAAAAATAATAATGATTTTCCAGGTTGATATATGCAGTATTTTCTGGATTGATTAATAAAAGTACCAGTCACTCCATTATTACAAGAAATTTCACATTTCGATTGTCCAAAGGTTCCAGTAGCTCCTCCACTAGTTTTAGAATTAATGATCATACTATTTGATAAAAAATCATATGTTCCTGTAGAACTTGAGGGAAATTTTACATCTAATATAGTAAAAGGATTAGAAACACGAAGTTTACCAAAAGCATCATTTAATGAATTGTTAATATCTTGATAAGAACTTTCTGTAGAATAAAAAGTCTGTGAACTAGAAGAACTATTTAAACGTGTGGTTATTGTAAATGTAGAAGAATCAGTAGTATAATTAATTCTATAATAAGTATTTAAAATATTATAAGTTTTTAAGAATGATGTATTTGTAAAATAAGTATCTTTAAAATAGGTAGTCCAGGTGGAATTATCATTTGAAAACTGTATTTCTAATCCTCCAGCATTAGAATTCTGAGTAGATGTTATAAAAATAGAAATTTGGTTATATCCAATTGTACTTGAACCGCTTCCAGTATATGTAGTTCCAGTAGTATTAGTTGAACTATTATTTAAATCAATTTTAGATTGTACACTTGGAATAAACGTCATATTTATAATATTAGATAATATAAAAATAAAATATTAAAAATTTAAAAAATATTTAATACATGAATATCTTAAGTAATCAACCAAATTCCAGTAGCACCAATAGTACCAGCACCAGTAAGTGCATTAGAAACAAGAGTCGAACTTGAATAATTTGTATTTAAAACATATCCAGTTTGTCCTCCAATTTTATCAGGATTTGTAGTATTTATATAAATAGGATTGTTAATAGCATTTCCACCAATATCTGTAAATGTAAATTTTATTTTATAAGAAGAAGATAATAAAGAAGAAATAGAAGGTAATGTAATTGTACATATATCATTTGTTGTATCAATTAAATAATAATCAAAAAATGGATCACTTGGACTATAAATTCCAGTAATTCCTAATAAATTATAATTTGAAGCAGAAGCACCAGCAGGACCAGTAGGACCAGTAGTTCCATCAGTACCATTGGTTCCAGCAGGACCAGTATGTCCAGTAGCACCATCAGTACCATTGGTTCCAGCAGGACCAGTAGGACCAGTAGCACCATCAGTACCATTGGTTCCAGCAGGACCAGTAGGACCTGTAGCACCATCAGTACCATTGGTTCCAGCAGGACCAGTAGGTCCTGTAGCACCATCAGTACCATTGGTTCCAGCAGGACCAGTAGGTCCTGTAGCTCCTTGAATTCCTACAGCACCA